CAGCAAGGTCAAGGCCAAATGCTGGTTAGCATGTCACCGGATGAGCTTAAATCATTTTTAATCACCAGTGGCATGGGAGACGCTTTGACATATTTTGAGCGGTCTCAAGTGGATATAGTGGAGATGATCAATAAGGCAACGATTGAAATTGATCCGGAATTTAGATCAGCTCCGCCGGCTATCATTCAAGCAATAGCGCAACAAACTTCATCACAAGTCTTTGATGCTCAAATCTTGCCGTCTCTTAGTAGTGCAATTCGCAACATGGCCACAACTGCAATCATTGTGGGAAGCTCAAAGCCAGTGCTTGATCAGATGAGAGTTGCATTTGAGAAATCAGTTGGCGTTGGTACTACTCAAGCAAGAACAAAGATCGCTGAATTTGGTAGATCTATCAATGCTTTAAATGCTGATGAAGCTGGTTTAGAAAACTTCATTTATGTTGGACCTAAAGATGGGATAACTCGTCCATTTTGTCGTAAACTTGTTGGAAAAGTGCTATCTAAAAAACAAATCATCAAGCTCGACAATGGACAGCCTTCAAGCGGTCCGCCACTAACATCCGGAGGCGGTTATAATTGCCGGCACTCTTGGGCGCCAGTGAGCAAGGGATTTCTAAAGGTCAATAACTTAACGGTGGTTTCAGATAGTGAGATAAAGGATATAACAACATGATAAAAGCACAACAAGGCAAAAACTATAATTTCATTTGGCAAGCTCCACATCCAATCAGTGGAACGCCTAGCATATCTTTTTATCTTGATGGGAGCACAATCACAAGTGCTATGTCTCAAGGTCGATCTGATTTAGTAGCAACTGATTTAGATAGAGATAGACGAGTTATGACTTTATCAGCATCAGCATCAGCCTTAAAGCAATTTCAATCAGATGCTTTTTTACTCACTGATGCAGATACTTTCTTTTCAATTAAGATCGTTCGCATCACTGGCACACAACTGATTTTAGCTGATCCATTGCCTAGAGATATCGCATTCACATCTAATTCAACAATTCAATTTGCTAGTTGGCTTTATACTTGCTCATCTTCCAATATCACCGCCTCTAAGCAGACCGTTGCTTATGCCATTGAATATGTACAAAGTGAAGGCACACAAACAATCAATAGAGTTGAAAAGGGATCTTTAAAGATTGTGCCTCGTCCTTTTGATACAGGCTTAGATCATAATAAGCTGTGCTCAATTTTCCCACACATTGCCGATCTAGCACCTAGAAGATCGAACGGATTTGAAGAACAAATATCATCATCACTTGATGAGCTTGCTTTGTATGTAAGAGATTTAATTGTCCCGAGAGATGTTGATGAAGATGATATACACAATTCACATGATTTATTGCAGGCTCATTCCTATCTTGCGATTGCTCGTATCCATGAGCTTAATGGCAATATCGATTTAAGTGAAAAGATGAGATCCAGAGGCATTGAATTGGCTGATCTATCTATGAAAACAATCAGCCTTGATTTAAATACTGATGGCATCATTCAGACAACTGAAAACAATCAGCGAGTAAGTGCAAGCTCTGATATTCGTGGCAACTTTGCAGGTCGGTCTGTTGGGGCATACGAGGCTCAATTTATCCCTTCAAGAAATATGAGATGGTAAATGCAAGCAACTCTAAGCCTAAACTTGCCAGCGCTAAATTTAACTAAGCCGGTTATGACTGCGATTGCTCAAGACATTCTAGCAATCATCAAGATACGAATTTACAAAGGCTTAGACTATAATCTCAATCGGTTTAGAGCGTATTCAAATAAACCTATTTGCATTTCCTATAAATCAACAACCTATAAAAGGCTTAAGCCTAAGGGCGGCATCAAAACGGATAAGGGGATGCTGTTCCCTGGCGGATATGCTGAATATAAAGAGAAATCCAGAAAAAGATCAAATGCAGTTGAAGGCCAAACGGCGGCGGTTGATTTAACTCTATCGGGAATGATGTTGCAAAACTTCGTCGTGCTTGATTCAACCAATACTAAATTTACAATCGGCCTTCTGCCACCGGTGCAAGATTACGGCTTTAAAGTCAATCGGGATCGTGGCTTTATCGGTCTTGCAAAAAAAGAAGTTGATCAGCTAATTGAAATCGTCAAAGCAAATTTACTTGGAGAATAACAATGGGAATTTACGAAGCACTAGACCATCTCATTGATCGGATTGAATCTATCACTCCAAAGACTGATATTTATCATCATTTCGTTTGCATTAAAGACGCTCAAGGCAATACTCTATCACTTGAAAGCAGATCAAATCAGAATCGCCTGTTTGATATTGCTTTCAATGCACTTGCTCAAGATGATGGACAAGCTGGCATAAGTGGACGCAAGAGAATTGATTTATCTGTGCGTGTCCGTTATGATATTGGTGGAGATCGTGGCTTACTTGAACGAATGATAGCTGAAGATTCAAGCAAGCTCATTGATACACTGAAACAACCTGATTATGATTTTCCATCAACAGGTGTCGTTTCTTTAATACCTGGTCAAGCCACTAGTCAAGAAATTCAGAATGATCCTTCTCAAGTAGGCTACCTTTTAATTTTACCTTTTACTCTTCTTTATTTGGAGGATTGACATGACAGTCACACACAGATCGATTTCCGTTGCTACTGAATCAACATTCGGAAGCTTATCACCATCAACCGGCCTCCCTGACTTCAGTGGCTTGTCTTTCATTTCTTTACCATGTGAAAGAGATCCCGTTGTGATTTATGGTGATGTTGTTGCAAATGAAAGACTTGAAACAAGAGACGGGCCACATGGTTTGCCTCCTGAACCTGATACCGTTTGGAGTGGATCAAATCGAGTACAAAGACGCACAGGCCAAGTGCAAATCACAATGGATTTTACAACCGTTGGGAGTGGCGCCAATACATATGCATCAACCGGTTTGGGAAAACTTTTAAATGCTGGCTTTCTCACAAATCTTGCTGGCTTTACTTCTAGCGATACCGTCACTGCTGATGATGAGAATGTGTTTACGCCAACCACTACCAACACAAATTATAAGATTGGTGGCGTTGTCTCTTCTCTCATCAATGGCCGTTGCGAATATTCATCAGTGACTGCTAACAACAGAGGCGGCGCTGGCAAGATTGGCGTATCTCCTGCATTTAGCGCAAATCCAACCGCCATCAATCCAATGCAAACTTGGTACACTCCTTATGGCACTTCAAGCGGTCAAGTAGTTTCATCCTTATGCTTTAGAGTTGACGGCGTTGGCTTTCGCACATATGCCTATGGTTGCAAGCTTGCAAGCTTAAATATCTCCGTTAATGCTGGCCGAGTTATGGGGGAATTCACTTTTCAAGCCGCTTTAATTCAAGACGATCATGGCAATGCAAGTGGACCAGTTGAGCCAGTTGTTTTAAGCGGCGCCACTCAACATTTCAGAAATGCTTATGCTGTTGTCTCTGATGCAGTCACTTATTCAAGAACGAATGTAGTTGGCACAACCGGCGAAGAATTAAGCCGTATTGCTTTAGATGCTGAAGGCTTTACATTTAATATTGCCAATACTTTGACACCTAAAGGCCACTCAAATTCTATTCTTGGCATGTCTGACATGGAAGTCTCAACCGTTGATATTGAATGCACATTGACCTTATCATCAGTAAATACAACTTTAGCATCAGATTTTTCAGATAGAGTTATCCGTCAAGTGTTAATAGGCACTGGACCAGTTGGCGATGGTAAAGGCTTGGCCTTATTCATCCCTGCCGGCTATTTGACAGTTGATCCAAATAAATACGATGTAGCCGGTGAAATCGTGAAGCAAGTTTTGACCTACAAACAAAGCCGATTCGGTGGTGATGTCGGTACAACACAGCCAGCAAATTCACCGGTAAGAGTCGCACTAGGAATTTAAAAAATGCTAAAATTCAGCACTACCACCACGATTGAAATTAAAATTGCAGTGTCTTGTGATCCTGCTCTGGATATGACTCCAGCCGAGATTTCTGCTTATCTTCAAGGAGATTTTGACTCTCTCAAAATCAAGCAAGATCAAGCGCCAACTTTCTTCTTTATCAAGCCACTCTCTCCGGCTGATAGAGAAGAAATAGAAATCAAGGCTGGTGCTTATACTAGATCAGAACTAGGCAGAATGATCTATCTTGATCAACCAGATGATCAGAAGGCGCGTGCTTATTGGCATGATGCTTTATCAGATCAAGAGAAGAATGCATTTGCTCAATATCAATCCTACTTGAATCGTGTGTATGCTGAGACTGCAAAGAAGGCGCTAGTGAAGATCGAAGGATTTGAAGGCAATGCATGGGATG